AAAGGAATGATCTATGAAAAAGGCACAAGACATCGCACAAAGATTGATCGCATTATTTATGGCGAACGCACTAGCGATAATTACAGGTTCAGCAATCGTTGGCGGTATTCCCGTTTGGAAAGCAGCAGCACTTGCAGGCTTCACGGCTGTCGCTCAAGTTGCGGAACGACTTGCCAAAGCATCGGTTGATGGCAACCTAACCGCACAAGAGATATCTGATGCGTTCGGTGGCAACGGCAAGAAGGTTGTGAAGAAGCGAGCAGCAAAATGAAACGCCCATACACGGGCAACAAAGACGGACTCGCAGCAGGTGAGCGTAAAGGTTTAAGAGTTTTCATTAAACAGTTGTGCGCTTTGTATCCTGCGCTTTGGAATAACGGCAGTTATGTGAATCGCCCGATGCGAGGCAAGAAAGATTTAAGTGTCCACGCAACAGGTCGTGCAGTTGATTTGTCTTACCGTTTTATGGCGAAAGAGAAGCGTGGCATACCTGAAGGCGGAAGAAAACAAGCGATGGAAGCAATGAACTTTCTTGTGAAGAACGCTGACGCTTTCGGGCTTGAAGCCATCTTGGATTACTTCCCGATGCCACACGGCAGAGGTTGGCGATGTGATCGCAGTTCGTGGACTATCTACAACAAGAAAACTATTTCAGGTGCGCCTATGGGTGATTGGTTTCACGCCGAAATCTCGCCTGCAATGGCTGATAACCCTGATGCGATGCGTGAAGCGTTCGCTCAAGCAGTAAAGCCTGTCGCATAATGTCTGACGCTTTCGCTACCATTGTTGTTGCGCTGATCAGCACGATTGGCGTAATCATTGTTGGGTTGATGCAGTTGTTTAAGAAAGAGGCAAGAGAAGCAGCAATAGAGAACCGTCAAGATCACGCCATTGTTCAACAGCAGTTGCGAATGATATTCAAGACGGTGAACAGGGTAGATGACAAGTTAGAAAAACATTTAGACCAACACGCAGAAGGAACAACTAATGGGAAAACTGCTAGAAGAAATTAAACAAACACCAATTCGCACAGGCAAACCGCCACGCAAAATTGATTTAGTTCTAGAAAAGTTAAACAAACAAGACCGAGCCGATCTGCTTGAAGCAATAAACGACCACAGCATTTCGCCTTCAGTTATTTCACGAGTGTTATGCAACAAAGGGTTTCAGATAACACGAGGCGCAGTGCAACGCTACAGAGGTTTATATGAGTCTTAAAGACGAGATAGGTAACGAGGCTGCTGCCGAAACTGATTTGATTCGTTTACGCAGGCAGCGAGACAGTTTCGCTAATCAGAACGCACGACTGACTGAGCAACTAGAGCAGGTTGAGAAATGTTTAGCGATTGTTGAACACGCCGAAGGTGTGAGCATTTCGCCTCCGTCTTGGCTTGCGCCAACGAAACCGAAAAGATCGGCAGCAACATTGGTTGTGATGTTAAGCGATACACACTTTGACGAAGTAGTGAACTTGCACGAGATGGAAGGTTTGAATTGTTATAACCGTGAGATCGCTGTTATGCGTTTAGAGAAGTGGGCGCAGAATGTGGTGAAACTTTCTAGACATTATTTATCGGGTGTTTCTTATGACGGTGTTGTAGTGATTCTTGGTGGCGATATTTTCACTGGCGACATTCACGAGGAACTTGCTTTGACTAACGAGGACACAATGATTGGTTCGTTGCTGTTTTGGTCTGAACAGGTTGCTGCTGCGATACAACTATTGACTGACGAGTTCAAGAAATGTTATGTCGTTAGTGTTGTCGGTAATCACGGGCGAATGACTCGCAAGCCTCGTATGAAGCAACGGGTGAAAACCAATTTTGATTATCTGTTAGCAAAAATGGTTGAACGACATTTCAGACTTGATAAGAGAGTGTCGTTTGATATTCCTGAATCTGCTGATGCGCTCATCAAGATTTATGATCACGGGCATTTGGTCACTCACGGCGATCAAGTATCTGGTGGCGGTGGCATCGGCGGTATCTATCCTCCGATTATGCGAATGCGAGCAAGAAAGCAAGCACGATATCTGGCGACAGGTAAATCATTTCAAACTTTATGGCTCGGTCATTGGCATCAATATATTTCTACGCCGTCAATGATCGTGAACGGCAGCCTGAAAGGTTTTGATGAGTATGCGATGTTAATGGGTTTCGGTCACGAACAACCACAACAAGCGTTAGCGATTGTTACACCTGAAAGAAACATCACAATTCAAGCACCAGTGTTTTGTTTAGATCGCAAGAAGGAAGGCTGGTGAAGTATGGGAACTGTTGTGCTGGTTATTTGGCACGATGCCCATTCGGTTGCCGATACTTGGATTGATGTTGCTGATATTGATGTTGAGCCTGCCGTAGTTGAGAGTGTCGGTTTCTTGTTGCCTGATGCGAAACCAAAACATATTGTGTTGGCGCAGAGTTTGACGGGTGATGAGTGCGATCATATTTTGGCTGTGCCTGTTGAGATGGTGAGGTCTATGAAGGTTTTGTGTGCTGATGCAAATGGTGGGCGTAATCAAGTAATCTGAAAAGTTGTGCGAGGCGTTCTCCTTCTCCGCCTGCGCATACGAGTTGAGTTGCCTCAGCAGAAATGTTGGGGCAACTCCTCGTTTTTTTAGAAAAGTTTTGTGAACGAAAAAATGCGTGAAAATTTTTTTTAAGATTTTTTTTGAGCCTTATTTTGTAAGGGTTTGTTAATTCGTTTTTGACTATTTTGGTTTTCGTTGATTTCTCAATCTGATATACTGTGTATATCAAGTTCAAGAGGAGGACTAGATGGAAACGCAAAAAGCGATTCAAGAAGTTAGTCAAGCAATACAAGAGTTCGGTGTTCCGTGTTGGGTGGCTCATATTAGTTATCCGATTCGTAGCGCAGTTCCGAAAGAAGTGATGAGAGAATTGTTAGCGACAGCGAAAGTTTCGCAAGGTTGGTCTAAACAATTTAATGGACAACTCATTTTCGGAAGAACACGAACTGATGACCGAGAAAACATTTTGGAATGGGCGAAAGAAAATGTTTTTCAGATGGTGACAGTTAAGCAAGTTGCAGAGGCTTGTGATGTTGCTGAGAGTTGTGCAAGACGCACGATGAATCTTCGCCCAGATGTGTTCAAGAAGTTCGGTAAAGAATATGAGTTCCGAGATGCAGACGCAGATCGGAAAGCACAAAAGAAATAATCAATCAAAGTTCAAGAGGAGGACTTATGACAAAGCAAGTGAGATGGAAATGCGAAAACTGCAATGACGGGTTACTCGCACCGTCACGACCACGAAAGAACGATGTCAGGCGATACTGTCTGCCTTGTTCAGCGAAGTCGGGTAAGTTGGTTGAGCGCATAGCACCAGCGTTACAGAAGCATCGTGAGAAGCGAGCAGCGTTTGTATCGGTCAAGGTTAAAGAGAAGCGTGTGCGTGAGCAACAGAAACTCCAACCGATTAAAGAACGACAGAAGAAAGCGAGGCAACGCCAAGCCATTTTTGAAAAAGAAGCAGATCGTATTTGGTCGTTGTTCTATCCTGAAGGCACTTGGAGGAAGCGACCACAAATCAAAATAGTTTTTGCTCGCAATAGAGGTTGCAGTGGTGTCAATTATGGTGGCAGTAATATTCTTATTCGTATAGGTCGCACTTCTTCTGGTGGTGTTTCTGAGTGGGAAGTTTTAGCGCACGAACTTTGTCATTCAGTTGTGCCAACAAGTTTGAAGAACGGTTCGCACGGTAAGGCGTTCTTTGTTGCTCTCAAGAATGTGATTGAGAAAAGATGGAAGGTCAGAATGGATTGGTCGTCTATCAACGGCTTTACAGATTCATCTCATTCTTGGGGTTACAAAGTAGATTGGTTGATGCGAGCGCAATTAGAAAAGTTACAAGTTGTTGATTTTGAATACCCAGCAGATCAAACAATAATAAAAATTAAGAAGAAGGAGATTAAAGAAGTGCAGCCTAAAATGATTGAACCGATTACGGGCGATGATTTGGTAACAATTCATATCCCAAAGTTTTTTATTGAAGAACTTGAATATCACGAGTTCTTTGATAGAACCGAATCTGCTGTCTCTGATGATAAAGAATGGGAATCTTCTTGCAAAGTTTATAGCATTCTTATTGGTGAAGAATTGAAGCGAGATGTTTACAGACATTTGCACGAAGCATTTGAAAAATCAAAAAGTGTTACAGGTGGTGGTCGCAAAGTTTCTATTAAGGCTTCTGCATTAGCAACATTGAAATATGAGATTGAAGATCGTGTAGATGTTTCTGATGATGTAAGAATTGAGAAGATGAATGATAAATTAATCAAAACGATTGAAACATATATAAAAGCAATCTGTGTTACACCCTTGCGTAATGATTAGATCAACATAAACAGATGACCTGAGGAGGTTCAAATGAAACTGATACCGAAACCAAAACACGGAAGCAAAGAGTGGCTACTAGAACGCTGGCGTGATGAGCAAGGCAGATGCGTGTTCGGGGCTTCCGATGTCCCTGCGCTGATGAACGCTTCGCCATACAAGACGAGAGGCGAACTGTTCGCAGACAAACTGAACGAACCAGTTGAGCAAGCAGAGTCAGCAATCTTTCGGCGTGGCAACCTGCTTGAGAAGCCGTTGCTAGAAGCAGCATCAGATGAATTAGGTATGTCGTTTTTTACGCCTGAATGGATTTACCGAAGCAACAGATTGTCTGTTTCTCTTGACGGCGTAGATCATTGGCAGTCGCCGAGCGTTGTGGTTGAAGCGAAAACAACGACTCGTTATTCAATTCACGATTCTTCAGATCTTCCTGCTGAATGGCTGTGGCAGGGTTGGGCGCAACAATCAGTTCTTAAATGCCCTGTTTGGTTCAGTGTTCTTGATCGTGATTTGCGTATCAGCATTGTGGAGTTGCCTGAGAACGCAGCAGCGATTGATAGCCTTCGTTTAGAAACCGAAGTTTTTGGCGAGTGGGTTGATACAAATAGCGCACCGTTAGATGAGATTAACAACTTTTCTGCTGATGATATCGCACGAATCTTTCAGGTAGCACCGACAACAATTGATTTACCAAACGAGGCAGGCGAATGGGTGCTTCAGTTAGAAGAAGCACGAGCGTTAGCGAAGCAAGCAGCAGAGCAGGAGGCAAGAGCGAAAGATGAATTAGCACGAATGTTGTTAGGTAACGAGATCGGTTTGTTGCACGGGCAACGAGTTGTATCGTGGAAACAGCAAGATGGTAAAACTTCGTTAGATACAAAAGCGTTAAGAGAGGCGCACCCAGAGTTAGTTAAGCAATATGAAAAGCAAGGTAATTCATATCGTGTGATGAGAACACACAGAGAGAAGGTAAAGAAATGAGTAATGAAACAGAAGCAGTAATGTTAAAAGCGGTGCTGGAACAATATGCCACTCCAGATCCGAAGATCGTAGGAACGATTCCACGCAACGGAATTAATCTTGCGTATGTAAGCCACGCAGAGATCACTCGCATAT